AGTTCAAGAAGAAGTCTGGAATAAACAACAAAGAAAAAAACAAAGAAAAGTAAGAAACGAACTTTGGTCATAATAATTAAAAAAAGACTTGACATTGTTCTTAAAACAAAGTATAATAATAATATAATCAAGAAAGAAAGAGAGAAAATATGACAATCGCAAATATAACTGATAAACATATGGATAATCTAGTAGATAGATTTCTTAGTAATGTAGATGAAAATGATATAAAAGAATGTGAAAATTTTGAAGAGTTCTTAGGTATTGCAAAAGACAAATGTAAAAACATTTGGAGTGAAGATGATTTAAATTGGATTGCAAATTATGTGTGGTTTGTTAATCTTAACGAAGCGGAGTAAATATAAAATGAAGAAAAAAGATATTATAAAGAGTTTAAAATTTGCAAAAAGAATGAATGAATTTGTAAGTTATGTTTATGATTTTTATGGTAAAAATGGTATCTATGATATGGGTGCAACTGTAAGTCAAATTCAAACTGCAACTATTCACTATATTGGAAGTGATGATTCTTTGCCATTTTATGGTGATAGTCTTGACAGAGAAAGAGTAAGAGATATTCTTACAAGTAAGTTTAATTTGAAAGAGGTAATATAATGGAATACAAAGTAGAAGTAAATTTAAATGGCCCAGACGGAAATGCATTTGCATTGATGAGAAAGGCAAAATATTTAGGAGTTAAATTAGATTTATCAAAAGACGAGATTGACAGTATTGTCAAAGAAATGTTGTCTGGTGATTATGATAATTTAGTTGAAGTTTTTATAACAAACTTTGGTCAATTAGTTAGACTAGTTAAAATAGAAAACGGTGATGTAGTAGAAACTTTAAACTAGGGTTGACAATATTAATTTTTATGATAGGATATAATTATGGATAATTTAGAAAAAGTTGGAATTACAATGATGTTGGAAGATTTAAAACCAATCAAAACTAATAAACAACTTGCACTTGAGAATCTGGAAGGCATTGCACATCTTATGGAAAATAAATGCAAAGACGATTCAACTTATAATCTTAATAAACAATCAAAAGCTTGGTTAAGACATTATTCAGAGATGATAAGAAGTGAAATTAGACGATATAAAACTTAACAATATAGGTGAATATGATTTATTTTTATAATACACACGAAGATATTCCAGACCATGTTGCAGACTATGTTATGAAGTGTGCAGATGTTTCGGATATCACAAAAATATCAATAACAGATATAAATGCATTTCTTACTGGTGTTGACCAATATGAAGCAGAAGTAACAAATCAATTAATGGAGGATATGTATGAGATTCAAACAAGTACATAGATTTAATAAAAAGAGAAGAACACCAGAGAAAAGATTGCCTGGTACTGCTATTGCAGTAGAAAATGGAAATGTAGATAAGGCAATTAGAAAACTTAAAAAGAAACTACAAAAAGAAGATATGTTCAATGAACTTCGTAAAAGAGAATATTACGAAACAAGGAACGAAAGAAAAAGAAAAGAGAAGGCTGCAAGTACAAGAAGATGTATAAGAAAGAGAGAGAAACTAGAAAAGTTAGAGGTTTAAAATGGTTTGGTTCTATCCTATTGTTGATAGGCTTATGTTTTACATCTTTTAATATCTATCCACTAAATCTATACTTTATGACCATAGGAAGTATTGTTTGGGTTAGTGTAGGATATTTTTGGAAAGACGGTTCTATCATATTATTAAACTCTGTTGGGTTTATTATATCAGTTGCTGGTTTAATAAATTATTGGACATAAATATTATTATGGAAAAGAAAAACGATAACATAATTAAATTCCCTAAAAAATTTAAGGGTAAAAGAAAAGTAGTTAAACCAGATGAGAACTTATTAAAACTTAATGAAGATATCTCTTTTGCAGACCAACTTACTGAAGCCTTAATAGTTCAATTAGTACATTCATTGAATGATAATGGATTGAAAGTTAATGACCCAACATTTATAAAAGATTTATCTTTTGTCATTGAATCAATCAAGAGTTCTATTTATAGAGATTTAGATATTAATCACGAAATGCAACCTTTGGTTGATAAGTTTATGGTTCAAGAAAAAGATAAAAAAGGTAATACTAACACAATATTTAAAATGGAATTGATACCCAAGTTTTTGAAAGCTTTGGATAAAAAAAAGAATAAATGATATTAGTTGATATGAATCAAGTTACAATAAGTAATTTGATGATACAGATGAAAGATGAACCTTTGAGTGAGGATTTAGTAAGGCATATGGTACTAAACTCCTTGAGGTCATATAAAACAAAATTCACTAACGATTATGGTGAATTGGTGCTTTGTTATGACGACAAACATTGTTGGAGAAAAGATTACTTTCCTTATTATAAACAAAATCGTAAAAAAGCAAGAAGTCAAAGTAGTTTAGATTGGAATGAGTTATTTGACATACTAACTAAAATTCAAAATGAGTTAGAAGAAAATTTCCCTTATAAAGTTTTAAAAATAGATGGTGCAGAGGCTGATGATATTATTGCGATTTTATCAAATAAGATTTCTTCTACACCAAACTTGTATGAGGATGTATTAATTATATCTGGTGATAAAGATTTTATACAACTACATCAAAAAGAAAATATAAAACAATATTCACCGACTTTAAAAAAGTATGTAGTTGATGAGAACCCAGAACAGTACAAATTTGAACATATTATTAGAGGTGATAAAGGTGATGGAGTTCCAAATGTTTTATCACAAGATACAGTTTTTGTAGAGGATTTAAGACAACGACCAATAACAAAAAAGAAATTAACTGAGTGGAAAGAAAATGGTATTCCAGAGGGTGAGATAAAAAGAAACTATCAAAGGAACAAAACACTGATTGACTTTGACAGTATACCAAATGAGTTGGGGGAACTTATATATAATAAGTGGGTAGATAAAATTACCCAAAATGATAAGAGTAAGATATTACCTTATTTTATGAAACACAGACTAAAAGAACTGACTGAAAAACTAGGAGATTTTTAATGGCATATGATGTTGTAAGACCTTTGATGCACGAAGTATTAACTATGGTTAACAATGCAAAGGTTAAAGATAAAAAAATAGATGTATTAAGAAAATACAAAAGTGATGGGTTGAAGATGGTTTTAAAATCTAGTTTTGACCCTAAAATTGTATGGAGATTACCAGAGGGTGATGTACCATTTATTAAAAATGATGCACCAGAGGGAACTGAACACACAAGATTAGAACAAGAAGCAAGTAAACTATTTCACTTTGTAAAAGGTGGAAATGATAAACTGAAACAAGTTAAATGTGAAACGATGTTTGTCCAAATGTTAGAAGGATTACAAGAGGGTGAAGCAGAAGTTTTAATACTTGCAAAAGATAAGAAATTACATCAAAAGTATAAGGGGTTATCAAAACAAGTGGTACAAGAGGCATTTGATTGGGATGACAATTTTTTAAATGTTAAACATAAGGATTATAAAAAATCTGCATAGGGTTGACATATTAAAATAATATGGTATTATAATAATTATTAACATTTTATTTATAGGTATATTATGATTTATTTTATGATTGGATTTTTATTCAGTATTCTTGCGGCTGGTGCTGTTGATGGTGACGCCTCTCTCACTACTCTTTCCATCCTCACAGTCGCTGGAATTGGGTTTATGAGTTTCGGCACTTATATTATGAATAAGGAAGATGACCAAAACTTATTCTAAACCCAGAATTGTAAGGGAACAAGTTGGATTACCAGACCGTTCCCTACAATTCAAACATAGACAAGAGGGGTACAGAGTGTTTTTTAAAGTATTCACAACAATATTAGCAACATTTATTGTTATGGTCGGTATATTTAAACCAGAAAGACAAAAATCTTTGCAATATATGGAAATCGCAAAATATGATAAATACATTGACAAAAAAGAAATAACTTGTCTTGCAAAAAATATGTACTTTGAGGCTCGTAATGAAGGAACTGCTGGAGTTCTAGGTGTAACTAATGTAGTATTAAACAGAGTAAAAAGTGATTTATATCCGAATACTATTTGTGGTGTTATAGAAGATGCAAAAATATCACAATGGTGGTTGAAAGAAAAAGGTTTAAAAAAACCTATCAAACATATGTGTCAATTCAGTTGGTACTGTGATGGTAAATCAGATGAGATAAAAGACCATTACACATACAATCAACTATATGTACTTGCAGAAGGTTTGGTTTCAACAAATTTCAAAACACTACTTGACATTACAGACGGTGCATTGTATTATCATGCTGACTATGTTAAACCAAAGTGGTCAAGACATTTTGAAAAAACAGTAAAAATAGGTAGACACATTTTTTATAGAAGGAGGTAATGTGAATATATTTTATATTAATGAAGACCCAAAGATTGCATCTTTGGAACATTGTGATAAACACGCTGTAAAAATGTGTGTAGAGTATGCACAACTATTATCAACTGCACATAGATTATTAGACGGAAAAGAGTTTGTCGGTAAATCTAAAACTGGCAGAAATGTAAAAAGGTGGAAACACCCAGTGGATTTTATGGATAAGAATCTAATGTTGGCGTGTCATACTAAACACCCATCTGCGATATGGTGTAGAGAAACTAGAGGTAACTATTCTTGGTTATTACATTTGTTAAAACATTTATTAAAAGAGTTTACATATAGATATGGTACAAGACATTCAGTAGAAGATAGAATACCATATTTAAATATGTTACCACAAAATATTAATATGACACCAGAGATTACAGAGATGCCTCAGTGTATGCCAGAATATTGTAAAATACCTAACAATCCTCTGGCTGCATATAAGAAATACTATATAGAAGAGAAGACTAGATTTGCGACTTGGAAAAATAGGAGTGTACCATTATGGTTTCAACAAAAGGATATTGGGATATGATTAATGAACACATTGTTAATAGTGATTTAGAATACTTAGAAACAAAAAATATAGAAGAAAGAAGAAAAGAATTAAAGAAAGACTATCTGAACAAAGAAGAATCAATGAAATTTGAGATATATCAATTACAAAAACAAGTTCAAAATTTGTATGTTAGAATCAAAGAACTTAATGAAGAAATATGGGAATTAAAAAATGGAAAGACCGACTAAACTTGATAAATTATTATGGTTACTTGAAGAAGTAAGAATTGCAGATAAATTTATTGAGGATAATGGCCCAGAAGATATGGGTTATGTTCATACTGCAAAAAATTATATTCAAGAAAGAGCGAATGATTTAAAAGCAGAACTCACAGAAGAATATGGTTTTAACGAAGGTAAAGATGCCTAGATACGATTTCTATAACAAACAAGAAGATAAATATTTTGATGAATTTATGTCCTACGATGAGAAAATAGAGTATTTAAAAAATAATCCGAATATTGAATCTGCTGATTATTTAAATATGAATGTCGTTAGTGGGGTTACTAAAAGTGAAAAAGGTGATTCTGGTATGAGAGAGGTGTTTAGTAAGATTGCAGAAAAACACCCTACCAGTCCACTTGCAGAAAGATATGGTAAAAAATCAATTAGAAAAATAAAAGCAAAAAGAGCATATGATAAACATAAAAAGCGTAGTCCTTAGTCTTATCATTTTACTGTTTCCATTTACTGTTTCTTCAGATAGTTGGAAAGAATGGTTGAAAGAAGATTTGTATGAAGAACAGTTTCTAGAACAAACTGAAGATATAATTATTGATGCACCTTATCGTGCAATAGATGGTAGTAATGTTCCTATCACTATCACAGCTGTATCTCAAGACATAGTAAAACTAACATTAATCATAGATGAGAATCCGACACCTTGTTGTGCATCATTTGAATTCAAAGATATAATACCATATGTTGAAACAAACATTAGAGTCAATGCATACACACATCTAACAGTTGTTGGTGAAGATAAAAATGGTAAATTATATTTTAATAGAAAGTTTATAAAGGCTGCTGGTGGGTGTTCTGCCGCACCCATAGGAAGAAGTGATGGCCCTAAAGATAAAATAGATATTTATAGTGATGGGTGGTTATTTGCAAAAAAGAAGATACAGTTTAATCACCCAAACTATTCTGGATTACAATTTAATCAGTTGACAAGAACTGAGATTCCTGCTGATTATATTGATACAGTTGTTATCACAACAGAATATGGTGAATTTAAATATAAAGGAACTATTGGTATAGCACATAATCATTATTTTACAATATATGGTGGTAAAATAAAGAATATAAAATTTACAGATAATTTAGGAAACAATTACGAGGAAAATTATGAGTAAAAAACAAGATATTAAATTAGATAATTTAGTTACTGTAAAACCAATTACAGATAATCAAAAAGTAGTGTTTAATGCATGGAGAAAAGAGAATAAGAATTTGTTTTTGTTTGGTGCAGCTGGAACAGGCAAAACTTTCATATCACTTTACCTTGCATTAGAACAAGTATTAGACCCAAAAAGTAAGTATGAAAATGTTATCATTATTCGTTCAGTTGTTCCTACAAGAGATATGGGGTTTCTGCCTGGTGATGAAGAGGATAAGTCTGCATTGTACCAAGTACCTTATCATAATATGGTTCAGTTTATGTTTGAACAATCAAGTGATAATGCATTTAGTATGTTATACGACAGATTAAAGAATCAAGGTAGTGTTACCTTCTTGACAACTTCATATCTTCGTGGTATAACATTAGATAACGCTGTCGTAATTGTTGACGAATCTCAAAACTGTAACTTTCACGAATTAGATACGATTGTTACAAGAGTTGGTCAAGACAGTAAAATTATATTTTGTGGTGATTTCTTTCAATCAGATTTGACCAAGATGAGTGAAAAGGAAGGACTACAAGATTTTATGAGAATATTAGAACAAATGAAAGAATTTGAAACAGTAGAATTTACAATAGGTGATAT